TCATAGCACCTGGATCCATATCAGATCCATGCGGTGGTTCCATGCCCATCATTTTAGCATCAACAGGTTGTAGGCCTGCCATTTTAAGAATTTGCATCAACATACTTGCTTCTTGTGGAGAATCAGTAGTGATATGCATATCTTCTTTAACAGTTTCTTTTGTATTTTCTTTCTTCATCATTTTGCCCTCTCCTGCAATACTGTCTTCATCATCTTCTGACCCGTTTATCGCATTGTAGAATCCTCTCAGACTCTCACCGTGTTTTTTAAGAAATTCTTCTCTTGATAATTTTTCAGCTTCACCATGTAAGTAATCTTTCATTCCGCCTTCTGCTACTGCTTTTGGATTTGTTCTTTGAACATTTTCTACAGCGTCCTTGACCAGTTCAGGTTTTGTTTCTGCAATCTCTTGTAATTTTTTTAACACGTCGATCATTTCCATGGTTTATTCCCTTCCAGGACCTGTGTGAATTGGTGATCCTGCTGTTTTGTCGTCTTCGTTTGGCATTATGTTTGATTTTTCTTTTGGTTGGTCTTTGTTCTCTTCTCTGTCTTTTAACAATTCTTTTAACAAACTCATGTTTGCTTCTTTGGAATGGAAATCTTCAGGTTTAATTTTACCGTGTTCTGAATACTCTATGTCTTGTAGTTTTACCCTGTATTCTGATTTTTTAGTTGCTTCCATCTCATCTTGGTACTGTTCAGTGGGCTCACCCGGTTTTCTAACAACTATGTGCGTAGCCGGTATCCTCAAAATGTCTGAAAGGTACTCTTGCATCACTCTTGGTGACTCAGGATAGTTTGTGCTCACGTCGAAGATTGTTACTTGTTCGTTTTTCAATGAAGGAAAGTCAAGAGGCAAACTCTGAATTGGTGTGCTTTTTCCTGCTGACATCTTAGCCAAGTCAAATTTTTGCAAGGCAGTTTCCATAGCATTTTTGTCTATGTCATTAGGTGCTCCTGCAACCTTTATTTTATAGTCATATGACTTTACTGCTTCAGATAGATAGTCCTTAAACGTGCTCATATGCAATATTTAGTCTTTTTTCAGTAGTTTCTTCATCAATTCATTACGGTCAGATATCACAAATCCGTCGCTTTCTTCAATGGGACCACCGTCCTTGTTGCCTTGGTCTAATTTCTGCTTTTTAAGTTGTAATTCAACCATTTTTAACTTCTTATCAATCTTGGATCCCTTGGCGTCAATGGCATTACGCAACATTGTACTTGCCACCTCAAATATACGTCCTGAATATCTCGAGTCCACATTCATGCCAAGATCCATGAGATTCTTGTAACTCTCTTCTGCTTCAACAGCCAGTTTGTCCAACTCTAGGTCAGACAGTTCACCTAATCCTTTGACCTGAGGCAGGGCGTTTGCTATTTTGTCAAATTCTGCATAACTTTTTTGTAGGTTTGCCTGTGTTTTTGGATCTAAATTTTTTGATGTGGAGTTATGTCCATTCGACTCTTTAATTTTTTTGTCTTTTTCTTTTTTGTCTACTTCCTTGAATGCTTCTTTCACATTTGGTAAATTAAGAATGTCTTCTAATTTTTTTGTCATTGCTGTATTTACTTACGTTTACCGTTGTGGAATAACTGTTCTTCTGACACTACTCTAAATCTTATTTTTCTCTGCTTGGCATAGGCATTGGCGGCTTCCCACTTCGCCATGTTTATGACAACCTGTTTCTTTTTTGCCATGCTTCTACCTGCTGACTGCATGTTTGTCTGGGAAGCAGGTTTAACTTCAACCATTTCGGCGTGTTTCTTTCCATTCTTGTCTTGGTAAATTATAAAGAAATCAGGCACGTACACGGTATATTTGCCTGTGAAAGGATGCCTGTAAGGGATCTTTATTGATTCGGACGCCCATTGATATACGTTTGGATGTTCATCACACAGCCTCATGAATGCATGTTCCCAACTTGACCTATAGGTCGGAGTTTTTGTTCCCACGTATTTTTCTTGGTTCTTAGGAGAAAATTTGCCCCTTGCAAATCTTGGTAGCATTAGTCTATTATGTTTCTAGATACCGTCTCTTTTGTTTCAAGTGTTTTCCTAACACCTAACCTGCTGGACTTGTACCTGTTGGCATTTAAAATTATTGTAATTAATTCTGACAACAGGGCCGGATTGGCGTATGTCAATTGGTCCAGTATTTGTTGAGGTTTGATGTCATCAATCTTGGCCTGTGAAAGAATAGCATATGCAGTAGATTCAGCCGAAGTCCTACTGAAACCACGTTTTACAAAAAATGCAACAGTGGAATCATATTCTCCAACGTTGAATGAGTAATCTTGTTCATAATTTCCGGTGGTTAGTTTTTCAATAGTTTTTTCTAATTGATCTTTTTCTTTGGGTGGTAGATTTGAATATAGTTCAGTCATTATAATGATGCCTTCTCAGTTGCTATCACAACGTCTTGTGTTTGTCTTACAATTTTAATGTATCCTTCAGTAACTAATTTTCTTATGTCTGTAATAACTTTATTTTCGTAAACTGTTTTTACACTGTCTGAAGATCCTGTGTATTCAACATCTGATTCCGCAACTGTAAGTCCTTTACGTGATCCTATGTCTTTATAATATAATCCGGCGGCAATCTCATCTCGCACAGCAGTATCATTTGATACCAAATTGAAAGACTCGTCTCCGGTTAAAAAATTATTTGTGTCGGGAGTTGGGTTGATGATCACTGTATTATTTGATTGATTATTATTATCGGCTGTTCCACGTGCTAACGCAATCACGGCACCGGCGGCAACAGCCGTTCCGACATTAAATTGTGCCACAGGATTTGTGATTGTCCCTGCCTGTTTTCCAACTTCTAGGACTCCTTCTTTTGCTATTCCTTTTAATTCTTCTTTTACATCTCTCTTTTTTATTTTTTTAGCGTTGTTATATGTATTGGATGCTGTAAGTATTGCACCTAGGATATTGCCAGATTGTACATTCCTGATTACAGAGCCAATGCCATCAACTACTCCACCTGGTCCGAATAAGCTGTTTGTTCCTCCACCTAGCACAGTTAAAGGGCTAGGACTTCTATCATAATGTATGGTTGCAAAACCAGGCACATTATTTCTATTGATAATGCCAGATTTGTAAATTACTGTTTCATATAAAATTTGCATTGTGTTGTTCATTACTCCTGCGCCGTCGGCCTGATCCAAGTTATCATGTGAGAAAGATCCTATAACAGGATTGACCAGGGTCATCGATGTAAATCTTTGTTTGTGTAACACGAAAATTTCAACACCTTTAAGATAAGGCTTTCGTCTTTCTTTTGGTGTGTCTAATCCAAATTTTGTAGTGGCTCTGGCTGATCCAAAATCATAGTAATCGTCTTTAGTATTAGAGATAGTCAAGTCGTTGTTCATTCCTATAGAATCTGCTATGTTATATTCATAATACTTTTTCCAAAATGCATTTACAGTATCTGCATGATCATCGTGGAAAGTGATATTGACAGGTTCGTACGCAATTCTTGTTGCCGTATACATTTTTTTATTGTACTGAACTTTCTCTTCTAAACTGAGATCATATTTTGGTAGATCACATGCCCTTACCAACATGTTTAATTCATAACGCTCATTGGCATTGAAACCATCTTGGAACAAAGTTTCGTCTGTGTTGAAAACAACATGAAACAGAAACTTTTGTTTCGGCATCAGTTTGAAATGGTCGTCTATATACAACCTTGATGCGTGTTGGTAATCTTTCATTCCAGGTAATCCGTCTTGGAAACCTTGCAGGAAATTGTTTATTGTTGGCATAGTAGTGTTATTTATAGTCACAAAAAAAGCGCCTATAAAGACGCTTTTCCTGTATTATAATTGCTAACTTAATTTTGTTTATTACTGTCCACCACCTGTACTTAATGTACCGATCGTTCTAGCTACTGCTGTTCCAATTCCTGTTCCTTGTGGAGTTTGGATCGCGTTGTCATATCTTACTGACATAGTAATTGTAGCTGGATCTGATGTAGCGTATGCTAGTGTGTTGTAGTTTACGTTTTCAACGTAAGCACCATATAACTCAAATGTTTCTAACACATTTGGTGCACTTGCTCCGTTACCACCGTCAAGCATTTCAATTCTAGCAGTGAATTTGTAGTCAATACCCGATGCCGCTGAACTTTGTTCAAAGAAATCAAATTGTTTCTGTATCTGTTCGCCAACAAGTTTGGTTACTGAGTTGTTCACGTCATCTCTTAGGTTGATTGTTATTGGATCCCAAGTGTGTTTCCCTGCAACATAAACTTTTGAGTTGTACACATCTAGTGTCACGTTATCAAAAGTCAAGTTAGGTCTTGTTATGTCGATAACTTGTTTTGTTAGTTCTGATCTTGGTGTTGATACTCCAAAATTTTCCAGTATCGCTCTAAAACGATATTGTAGTTTTGGCATCAACAAGCCTTGTGATGCTGAACTTTGATCGTTTGCTAAAGGTACTGTAAATTTTGATAAAGTTGATATTGCCATCTGTTTCTCCTATTTATTCAAAATTAGTTCCCTAACTTTGCAATTTCTCCTGTGTTTTTAATTCTTAACGGTATGTAAATGAATTCAACTGATTTCACTGGTTCAATTGCTATATCTACATACAGTTCATTTCTGTCAATCCTTGTAGATGTGTTATTTGTGTCATCACAAACTACTAGGAAGTCAAACAATGCTCTTTGACCAACAAGTTCTAACAAGAATGATTCAACTGCTTGTTTGATTTCATTTCTCGTAAGTTCATCATTTGGTTCAAATATGAACGGTTTAGCAATAGAATCTAATTGTGTTCTTAGATATACTGCCAATCTTGCAACGTTTATTCTATCAAGTGCGGAACTTGCCGATGTTTTTGTTAAGTTACCAAAGTTTACAATCCCTGCTCCTGCAAAGAAAGTAATTGGGTTGACTTTAACTTCATGCATTGAATCTCTCACTGACTCCGTTACAGATATTGTTTCAAACTCTCCTGAACTTGCATCTATGTAACCAACTGATGTAGCATTGTCAACAACACCTCTTCTAGTTCCTGATGGTGCAAACCATGGGAAAGCTATGTTGTCGTTGTTTGCTAGTGTTCTCAACATCATGTGTGATGGTGGAACAACAATTGATTTGCCTGCATTGTCAGTTGTTAAACCTGATGGATAAAACACACCCAAGTAATCACTTGCACTAACTAGACCGTCTTCACCGTTGTCTAATGCTCCTGCACTATTGTTAGCCCAGTTTTGGATGTTAGTTGATGTACCTTCTAATCTGAATGGCGTGTCACCAACAACAAACGCTGTGTTGTTTCTATCTGTGTTTAAACTAATCATGTTAGCAATTAACTCAGGATAACCAGGTGTAGCAATTACGTTGAAACCTCTTTGGTCTTCTCTGATTGCTTGGTTAGTGTCAATTTCTGATTTTAATTGCTCGACAATTACTTTTCTCTGTGCTTTTCTACCGAAAGATCCAGAACCGTCTGCATTGTTGCTAGATTTAGTCACCCATCTGTCTGGGAAGTATCCACCAACTGCTTCGTTACTTGCTCTGATGTTTCCTAAACCTGTTGATCCGCTTCCTGGATATTTTGTAGTTGTGATGTAATTGTTTTTGTATTCTTTAACATTGTAACCACTTCTTCTTGTGTTCCAAAGTAGTATACCTTGTGGGTATAAAGTTGGATCTGGAGCATCTGGATCTAAGAAGCCATCACTTAATAGGTCCTTAATAGTACTGAATGTACCAGCACCTCCTGATTCTTTTGCGTCTGCCTTATCTGCCGTTGTGTGTAATCTAGCATCTGCAAAAAGTATTCCATCTTCTGTGGTTTGGTCTGTTTTGTCTACAAGTTCCCATGCCGCCCCTGTAGTTGTAACTGCCACTTGGTTAGCTGTGTTAGTTGAACTCAATGTTGCCGCTGTGTTGTACTTGTAAAGTTTTGGATAGTTCTCAAGATCACTTGTGTCAATCCATAAGTCATTGTTAACAAGTGCTGTACCATCTGACTGTGTAGCCGGTGCTGTTGCACTGAACTGTGGACCATTTGGATCCGTTGTTGAGTATGCAGTTGCATATCCAACAAAAGTAGTACCATTGTGTGCCATGATGTCTGCTTCATCTATTGAAGTGTCATACCATAATGTACCGTCTGCTGGTTCATTTGTTGGTGCACTTGAAGAAGCAGTGTAGCTCAATCTTTTAAAGTTTGTAGCCACAACAGCATTGTTGGCTGATGAGTCTAAAGATTCTCCTGTAGGAGCATCATATAAATTATCAATCAATGTAGTGCTGTTTGCTGTGTAACCACCGTAGCTGTGTGCAGTTGTTGTGCTGATACCTGCATCAGCTAATGGAGTACCTGATGTGTCTACCATTCTGAACTCGCCACCTAATTTGTGTTTGATTCTGATAGCACCTTTGTAATCGCCTGATCCTATCACTTCTGCAACCAAGTTTGTAAATCCTGCTGTTGAGAATGCAGTGACAAAGTCTTCTGCGTCACCTAGAGTTGAACCATCACCTGAGATCATAGTAACTGTTTTGGCAGTGTCTAGGGCCTCTTGGTTCTTTAAAGATTCTTGAACAGAAAACGTTTCACCTGCTGTGAAACTTGGGAAAGTAGTTTTTGATTCAATTATTGTTTCGCCACCTTCGTATCTGAAAATTTGGAAGTCACCAACGTTTGGAGTAGTGTCTGCTCCTCCTAAATCGTCTGCTCCCATGCTTTCTTCAGTTACGTTGAACTGAACATACAACGAACCTGCTGTTAGATTAACTCCACCACCTGCGGCATCCAAGTTGTAGATTGCCTGATGGTTAGTAGCGTAAAGTGGTGAACTGACTGTTGAGAACGACGCACTTGCTGAGCTGTAAAGTTTTGTTATGATGTTTGCACCTGAGTTTGCAGATGTTGTTTTGAACCAAACTGAACCGTTAGGTCTGTCTTCGTCTGCTGTTTTCCAAGTAGGTCTCTCAGTGTGTTTTGCTTGTAGGAATTTAGGTCCTCTGTATAAACCTGTAGTGATTCCTAAACCTGCTAAGAGTCCTGTACCCTCATTAAATCTGATACTTCCTGCTCCGCCTGTTGAGTCACCTGCGTTTCTACCGTTGTGGAAAATTTCTAAGTTTCCTGTTGTGCTGTTTACACTTGCAGTAACGTTTGTAACATTTGAACCAATTGCTGTTGCAACGTTCGCCAATGATGTTCCTGATACTGTTATTGTTGTATCATTAAGCACCATTGTGTGTCCGTTAGTTACTGTAGTTCCTGAAGCAACTGTTACAATTGGTAACGCCGCACTCCAGGCACTTGAACCTACGTGGTTCCACTCATTACTTGCATTTTTCTTGTAGATCTTGTTAGTAACGTGTGTTGTGTTGATAGCATAATCTCCTATTGATCCAACGTTCTGTTTTGGAGCACCTGTTGAAGTGTTCCCTACCAGGTCAGTAACCGCTGTGATTAAAATTGGAGTTATTGCTGTAAATTTTTGGTTTGTTTTTGACCACTCAAATAATCCATAAGAGCTTGATGCAAGGTCAAACCAGTATGTGCCATCTGTTGGTGCCGCTGACGGTGCCGAAGCACTTCCAACTAGCTCTGCTGTGTTTACATTCGCTCTAAGGACAAAAGCTCTGTTGGCAACTCCTAAAAATGAGTAAGCCGCTTGTAATCCGTATTCGTTTAATTCATTTCCATTTAATGAATTTCCTGAAGCGTCTGTGTAGAATTTTGGGTCTCCAAAAGTCTCTGTTAATTCTCTTTGAGATGAGATCAAATAAGCAGTGTTGGCGTTAGCAGTTTGTGTACCTGCCGCAGTGCCGTCGCCTGCTCCATTTTTCTTATCCTGTGATGATGCTACTATGAATAAAGGTGTTGTACCCGCATCTGATGGTACGTAGAAACTTTCGTTTATTACTGAAACTTCTACTCCTGGTGATGTTAAAGCCATTTTTCGTATTCTCCTTGCAAGTTGTACGTATACTAGAGTTATTTATTCAATCGTACGGTTTTGTTGACATAATTTACCATTTTCTAGGTGCCTATATAGGGAACGTAAATACACATATGCGGTACAAAGACAGACCATTGTGCAAATCATGTAAGTCAAAACCCAGGGCATACGCTTACAAGCGGTATGACAGGGTTTATTGGCGAAGCCTCTGTGATACCTGCATCAGGAAAAAAGCAGGCAAGAAGTATGGCGGGGTAACTGCCCTGCAAAGGTCGGGATATAAAAAACGTAAAAAATGTGAACTGTGTGGATTCAAGGCACAGTCCCAAGCACAGTTGGATGTGTTCTTTGTTGATGGGGATATGAGGAATACTGTTGCTACTAATCTAAAAACTGTTTGCGCCAATTGCCAAAGGTTGCAAGGGGTCAGACGGCTTGCCTGGAGAATGGGTGATCTTGTTGTTGACGATTAAGTCATCAACCTTTTTGTATAAGTCTTGTTTTGTGCCATTGTTTTCTATAACAACGTCAAAGTCCCAGCCCATCCAATCCCATTCAGATGTGTGTGCACCTTTTTGTTTCATTTCTTCTCTTGTTGGCAGTTCGCCTCGCTTGACAAGTATTAGTTTTCCGCCTGATTTTTGAATCATTTTTAGTTCGTTTTGAAATCTTGTGTCTGCAACAACAGTGGGCTCGCCTTTGTATCTCATCAGGCAACTGTCTATCCATATAGCATCATGCATGTTTTGTCGCATAACTTCTGTGCCAAAATGTTGTAACACCCAACGCGGCGTCACATCTTTGCCAAAACGTTGGCTCCAGAATTTATCTGGTTGTTCTCGCCAATGCCTGCTAGATTCTGTCTTGCCTTCAAGCATTTCCCTGTCCCAATTGAACATGGAGCTCACAGCATCTTTAAGACTTTTCGCAAAAGAATCTTTTCGAAATCCGTGTTTTTGTTCTAGTCTGTCCGCAACTGTGCCTTTACCAGAACCTATCAAACCTACTACACCTATAAGCATAGCAACTATTATACTATTTTTTTAAACGTTTTTCAATCTCTTTGATTGCTTCTTTGACAGATTTCAAGATTGATGTTCTTAGACTTTTTTTACGCTCTTTGAGGGCAAGTATACTCATGTTTTCTAACTCCTGTACCACTGCTTCTAGTTCATCTAGAGTGAGATCAGAATAGTTTTTATAATTGGAATTTTTCATGCCGTTGGTATTTAAATGTAGTTAAATGGTTATTAACCAATAACAAAACTGTGAGGTGTGCCGCCTTCTGAATAGTTGCCTATTTCGGCTTCTAATTTTTCCATTTCTTGCATACCTTGTTGTTTTAGTTCTGCACCGTTCAGTGTTGTACCACCTTGCGGACCTGCTATTGTATTGAACTTGCCCCTTGCTTCTCCAATCATAACTTTAGACACCGCAAGTGTGTAGTCTCTGATCCATGGTTTAGAATAGATGTCCTTGAACAGCGTTATATCTGGTCTGAAGTTGTCAGTGTGCATAAGGACTGTTTCATTGTCAGCTCTTGGTTTTTGTGTAATAGTTAATTTTTTTGTTGCGACATCAAAATGAAATTGTATAAAACTTCCAAACAATTTTCCTACTAGTTCTTGGTATGATGCAAAAGCATAGTAAGTTGCTAGTCCACCAGTTGCACCTGCTCTCAAAAGATATGTATTAGTGTACGCTAGATTGAATGGTTCAAACAAAGTTCCGCCTTCTCCACCTTCTGTTCGAGAACCAACTGTTCTACGATGTAAACTTCTGACATTGATAATCTCGTCTGGTAACACATATATGTTCTGATCTTTCTTTAATTCTAAGAACGCATATGATTCTTCAACAGCATTTGATGATCTCTGTCTGAATTTGTTGACTGCTCTTTCTAGTGCCGTTTGATAGTGTTTTGGGTCTAATTCTACGTCAATCATCCCTTCACCGAGATTGTTTTTAACGTAATCGAATATTTCTTGTTGACCTGTTTGTAGTTCTGACATACTCATATTTATAGCCTTTGCCTAGGCAATAAATATGTGTGATATGCCAAGATTATCCATTTTTAAGCCTGAAAAAGGCAACGACTACAAATTCTTCGATCGTAACATCAGAGAGATGTTTACTGTGGGCGGAACGGATCTGCATTTACACAAATACCTAGGTCCTTATGATCAGGGCGACACACAGAAGGATGGCGAAGCTAGTCCCACTCAACCTAATTACGCTGGTAGTGAAATAAATGAGACCACTATACAAGATTTACTTTTTTTAGAAAACAGAGACAGAAAATATGCTCCTGACATCTATACCGTGCGTGGTATCTATAATGTACAAGATGCAGACTTTAATCTTTCACAGTTTGGAATGTTTTTACAAAATGACACATTATTTTTGACAGTGCATCTTAATGACATCGTTGAAAGAATTGGAAGAAAGCCAATGTCTGGAGACGTTTTAGAGTTTCCACACATGAAAGAAGATTTTTCATTAGACGAAAGTATACCAATTGCATTAAAGAGATATTATGTTATTGAAGATGTCAACAGGGCCGCTGAAGGTTTTTCAGCAACATGGTGGCCACACTTGTTAAGATTAAAGTTAAAAAGTCTAGTTGACTCCCAAGAATTTAGAGATATTTTAGGTGATGCAACTACCACAGGCTCAATGGCAAGTTACATGAGCACATTTAATAGGGAAAAAACAATCAATGATCAAGTTGTTGCCCAAGCCGAGTCTGATGCACCAAAGTCAGGATTTAATTACAAACAATATTATGTTGCTCCTATTGATGAAAGAGGCAA